GGGAAGGCGGACAAATAATGGACCCGCTTACAATCCTAGCCGTTGCCAAGGCAAGCTATGAAGCCATCAAGGGCGGCATTGCTATTGGCAAGGAAATTCAAGGCATGGCAAAGGATGTGAGTTCGCTGTTCGACAGCGTGGCTCATCTTACCCGTATTGCAGCAGAACCGCATCATGGAAGCCTTTTGAGTGGCAAATCTGCTGAACAAATAGCGATGGAGGCTTATGCCGCCAAGGCTGAAGCAGATCAAATGATGGCTGACCTAAAGAACCATTTTGTCGGGGAATTTGGTCTTGCCGCATGGGATGAGGTTGTCGCCGCAACTACTAAGATTAAGAAAGAGATCAAGGCGGCAGAAGTGCAAGCTGCAAATGAGCAAGCTGCGCTTATGGATAATGTGATGGCGTGGGGTGCAGGGATACTGCTTTTTTTCGTCTTGGCCGCTTGCGGCCTGCTCACAGCCATCGCTCTTTCCCACTAGGAGTATCGTCATGCAAATGAGCCAAGGTGGTATTGACGCCCTTCTCAAGAAGTTTGAAGGTTGCAAGCTGAAGGCGTATCGTTGTCCGGCTGGCATCTGCACGATTGGCTATGGCCACACGTCTGCGGCTGGTTCCCCTGAAGTCACGGACGGCATGACGATCACGCAAAAACAGTGTGATGACATCCTGCGACAGGATTTGGTGAAATACGAGACAGCCGTCACCGGACTGGTTAAGCAGCCCCTGACGCAGCACCAGTTCGACGTTCTGGTAGACTTTGCCTACAACGCTGGCGTTGGCGCTTTGAAGTCCAGCACCCTTCTCAAGAAGATAAATGCGGGCGATTTTGATGCCGTTCCTGCCGAATTGATGAAGTGGACCAAGGGTGGCGGCAAAGTTCTTCCGGGCCTTGTTCGTCGCCGTCAGGCCGAAAGCGCATGGTGGAGTGCCGGGGATGACCACCCTGTTGACGCTGAAGATCATCGCACAGAACCAGATCCTATCCCTGCGCGAACAATGGTCGAAAGCAAGCAGGGTAATGCGGCGATACTCACGGCGGGCCTTGGAGGATTGGGTGCTGCTAAGGAGATTGCTGCGCAGGCGCAGGATGCGTCTGACACAGCAAATCAGCTCATGGGTCTACTTCACAATCCAAACTTCGTCATTATGGCTGCAATTGTTGGCCTTGGCGGGGCAATTTGGTACTGGCGCAGTAAAAATATGGAGGCGCATGGTGTTTAGCCTCCTCTTCACGCCCGTAGGCCGATATTTGACTGTGGCGTTCCTCGTCATAATGATCCTGTCCGGCGTTTACTTTAAGATCAGGGCGGATGCCGTAGCGGAAATTGAGGCTGCGGCGGTAGCAGACGTGCTCAGGAGGACACAAAATGCGATTCGTGCTGGCGACGCTGTTGACACTTCCCCTGATGGGCTGCTCAAGTCTGACGGGCACAAAAGAGACTAACGGTTCGGTTTGCAGCGTTTGGCGTGACGTATCTTGGTCATCCAAAGATACGACCGGAACGATCATCGAAGTTAAGCAGAACAATGCTCGCCGCGAGGGGTGGTGCGAAGGGCAAAAATAAGTGCTACAATAGGCGCTTACAGGAGTAACGGCCTTGACCACTGGCTTGTCCTACAGCGGAACCGTTCAGGGAACCATGAGCTATGTTCAGCAGATTGCTGAAATGGCTGTTGTTGACCAGACGGACGTTAATTATCTTGCCATTTTGCCCGCCATGATAACTTATGCCGAAAATCGAATGTACCGCGATTTGGACTTCATGTTCACGTCTACGTCGATTACCGGCTATCTGGTTCCGGCAGGGAGCCGCCAGATCACCATCCCGGAAGGGACTTTGGTTGTCAGTGAGCAAATCAACCTGATTACGCCCGCCGGGCAGTCAAATCCTGACGTTGGCACGCGGACGCCGATGCTGCCGACAACGAAGGAATATTTGGATGCTGTGTATGGGTCGTCGTCCTACACGGGGCTGCCGCAGTATTTCGTGCCCTTCAATGACAATCTATTCCTAGTTGGACCGTTCGCTGACCAGAACTACTTCGTTGAAATCGTTGGCACATATCGCCCGGCAAGCCTGTCTTCAACCAACACAACGACCTTCATCAGCCTCTACTTGCCTGACGTGTTCATTATGGCGTCTATGATCTACATCTCGGCTTACCAGCGCAACTTCGGTCGCCAGAGCGACGATCCTCAGATGGCTCAAAGCTATGAGTCTCAGTATCAGGCGCTTCTGAAGGGTGCGGCTGTTGAGGAGGCGAGGAAGAAATTTGAGGCCGCGGCTTGGTCTTCGCAGTCCCCTGCTGTTGTTGCTTCACCGTCGAGGGGTTAACCGATGCCCCATGCAGCCCTCCAGCTTGTCCCCGGCGTTGATGTAAATCGCACTCCTGCGCTTAATCAGGCGGCGATTTCATCAAGCAATCTTGTGCGGTTCATTCCTGATCGACAGGGTTTTGGGCTAGTCCAGAAACTGGGCGGTTGGACAACCTACTTTCAAAATCAAATTGACTCCATCGTGCGAGCCTTGTGGGCTTGGGAAGATACGAATGGAACCAACTATCTGGCCGTTGGGGCGGAAACGTCTTTATCGTACATACAAGGTGGTGGTCAATTTATCATCACGCCGCGCACCCTGACGACCAATCCGGCTGTCAGCATCAGCACTACGTTAAACAGCAGCGACGTTGTGATAACGGACACTGGCAGCAATATAACCCAGTGGGATAACGTCTACATTGAGACTCCCATAGCCGTTGGTGGCCTTGTCCTGTTTGGCGTGTATCCCTGTACCAATCCAACAAATGATCCCCACACCTACCACATTACGGCTGTTGATGCGTTGGGTGCGCCTGAATTGGCGACCTCTACCGTCACCAATGGCGGCGATGTTGCGGCCTTCAGCGTAACTAGTGGAAGCCCCAATTTTACAGTGACGCTGGTCAATCATGGCTATAGCCTCTATCAGACCTTTTCGATTGTCATTTCGACTGTCGTGGCTGGCGTAACCCTCTATGGAAATTACATAATTCAGAGCATCACGGATGCCGACAATTTTGTAATTGTGGCCAAAAACACTGCCAATGCGACCGTAGTGGCGCAGCCAATGAATGGTGGCGACGCTCGTTACGTTTACTATATCGGTGTTGGACCAGTGGCCAATGGAACTGGCTACGGGATGGGTGGTTATGGCATGGGCGGCTACGGCAGTGGCATCCCATTTACGCCTCAAAATGGTCAGACCATTAGCACTCAGGACTGGACCCTCGACAATTGGGGCGAGATCTTGATCTCCTGCCCTCTGAACGGGCCAATCTATGAGTGGTCGCCAACGGCCGGATATTCAACGTCTGCGGTTGTAAACACGGCCCCTATTGTCAATGCGGGCATCATCGTCGCCATGCCGCAGCGGCAATTGATCGCTTGGGGATCGACGGAAACAGGCATTCAAGACCCGCTTCTGATCCGCTGGTGCGACGTTAATGACTACACCGTTTGGGCCGCCACAACGACCAATCAGGCAGGTTCATACCGTATGCCCAAGGGTTCCAAAATCGTTCAGTGCATTCAGGCGGCTCAACAGACGCTGGTTTGGACTGATCTGGGCATTTGGTCGATGCAGTATGTGGGCCTTCCCTACGTCTATCAGTTCAACGAAATTGGCACGGGTTGTGGCTTGATTGGGCGCAAGGCCGCTGCGGCCATGAGTGGCGTTGTTTACTGGATGGGCCAGAGCCAGTTTTACACATTGGCTGGCAGTGGTCCGCAGCCCATTCCTTGCCCTGTTTGGGACGTTATTTTCCAAGATTTGGACACTAACAATCTAGATAAGATCAGGGTTGCTACGAACAGCCGCTTTGGCGAAGTGGCTTGGTATTATCCGACCAAGGGCAATGGTGGTGAAATCAACGCTTACGTCAAATACAATGTGGTCCTACAACAGTGGGACTATGGAACACTTGCCCGCACGGCTTGGATCAATGAGAGTGTTCTTGGGCCGCCAATTGGCGCTGGTACGGATCGCTACATTTACCAGCACGAGACCTCGCCAAACGCCGCCTACAATGGCGTGAACGATCAGCCAATGCTGTCCAACTTCCAAACCGGCTACTTTGTGATTGCTGATGCTGATTTGAAAATGTTCGTCGATCAGGTCTGGCCGGACATGAAGTGGGGCTACTTTGGCGGCACTGCCAACGGCACAACGGTCTATCAAACGCCCACTGCGCAGGTCCAATTGACCTTCTATGTGGCTGATTATGCTGGACAAACGCCATTGCAATATGGCCCCTACTACCTTACGCAATCCACAACTTTTGTAACGCCAAGATTCCGTGGTAGGTTGGTCTCAATTGAGGTTAGCAGCAGCGATGTGGGCAGCTTCTGGCGTATTGGTAACATGCGCTATCGCGTTCAGCCTGATGGGAAATTCTGATGGCCGCATCACTTGATGACATCCTTACAGTCCAGAAGAATGGTGTTATCGCCATCAATGGACTGACGCAATCCAATTTGCGCATTTTGGGGACGGTTACATCTTCAACTGTTACCGCTGACACGTTGGTGGTCTCCGGCCCCGGCTATCTGGTAAGATATTCAATTCTGGTAGCAGGCGCAGCGGGAACCATTCATAACGCTAGTTCCGTGGCAAATGCGGCTGCAACCAATGCTTTGTGCGCAAGCCAAGCTACGGTTGGCGTTTTTGATGCCGGGATGGCTTTTACAAATGGTCTTGTCATTAAACCGGGTATCGGGCAGTCCGTAAACGTCACCTATTCAATGGGATAAGACAATGCCCCTATCGCGCGGAAAATCTCAAAAGACTATCAGCCACAACATCTCCGAGATGATTGGGGCCGGGCATCCTCGTGATCAGGCCATTGCCGCAGCTCTCAGCACGGCGCGCAAGCATCGGGCTTTTGGCGGTCACACGCCTGCTTTCATGAAACAGCCCGTCAATCCCGGCGCTGAAATCATTCACGAAGGCCCGATCCACAGCCCCGTTTCCGGTCGCACAGACCACTTGCCCATGCACGTCGCCTCTGGTTCCTACGTCATTCCTGCTGACATCATCAGCGCGATGGGCGAGGGCAACACCATGTCCGGCTTCAAGCAGATGAACCAGATATTATCGGGCGCTGGCCCTTCACCAAAAGCAGACGGTGGGCGCGTTCCTGCCGTTCCGATTGTAGCTGCGGGGGGCGAGTATGTTGTTACGCCTCACGAGGTAACTTGGGCCGGGGGTGGCGACCTTGATACCGGACACGCGGTTCTAGACAACTTCGTTACGGAGATGCGAGCGAAGACGATTAAGACTCTGAAGGCCCTGCCGGGTCCGAAGAAAAACTGAGAGGGAAGACCATGAGCGACGAATTGAGAGTGAGGGTTGGTACGCCGGACGACATCCATGAAGCCATGGAATTGTCCATGATGGCCTGCGACGAAAATGGATTTAGAAACCCAGATAAAAGCAAGCTTCTCAATGAGTTATGGCAGGCCCTTAACCTAAATTACGGGCTTATTGGCATCATCGGAAAAGAGAACGGCCCTATGGAAGGGGCCATTCTTTTGCGGATTGGGCCAATGTGGTACAGTAACGACATGGTTCTGGAAGAGAAGGCGATCTTCATTCATCCAGATCATCGCGGTGCTAAAGACGGCCGGGCGCGCAAACTGGTTGAGTTTGCCAAGCAGACTGCGGATGAACTTGGTATTCCGCTTCTTATTGGAGTACTATCAAATAAGCGGACGGAGGGGAAAATCCGCTTGTATGAGAGGCAGTTAGGCAAGCCAACTGGCGCATTCTTTTTGTATGGCGCGCAAACTGGCGACTATCCTGTAATGGAGCATTAATATGGGCGGCGGCAAAGGCGGATCGAGTTCACAGACTGTCAGTATTCCGCCCGAAGTATTGGCGCGTTATAATGCCGTCAATGCCCGTGCGGAAAACGTGGCTCAGACGCCTTTTACGCCGTATTCTACCGATCCCAATGCGTTCGTTGCGCAGCTTTCCGGCTCTCAGAAGGCCGGTATTGCCAACATTAATGCCCAGCAGGGGGCGGCAAATCAGGCCGTTGGTGCTGGGCAAGACTTGCAGGGGCAGGGCATTGACACCGCCCAGCGCGCTCAGGCTCAGGCGCAGGGTATTGACCTTGCCGCTTTGCAGGGCATTAGTCAGGCCCAGCAGCAGGGAACCGCCTACAATCAGGCGGCTGGAAAGAACATCGGTCAGGCCATGTCGTCGGCCGCCCCCTATATGCAGGGCATGGCTGGCCTTACGCAGGCTGGCCTTGGTCAGGGTCAACAGTATCTTGGTGGCGCTACCGGCCTCACTCAACAGGCTATTCAAACCGGCCAACAGTATGCCGGTCAGGCGCAGCCTTATTACACTGGCGCTTTGCAAGCTGCCCAGCCGCTGAACCAGCAGGCGCAGCAGTACATGCAGGCCGGAACGCAGGCCGTTAACCCGGAAGCGTTGAACTATTCCCAGTACATGAACCCATACATGAAGGACGTGGTTCAGGCGCAGCAGGCGCTTCAGGCGCAGGAAAACGCCGCACAGCGTTCGGCCATGCAGGGCAAGGCCATTCAGGCTGGCGCGTTTGGCGGCGACCGCGCTGGCATTGAGCAGGCCAATCTTGCCCGTCAGCAGAGCCTCGCCAATCAGGCCACGATGGCCAATCTTCTTCAGTCTGGCTATGGGCAGGCACAGGCGGCCGCTCAACAGCAGCAGGGTGTTGGCCTTGGTGCGGCTCAGGCAAATCGCGCAGCCCAGCAGCAGGCGGCCCAACAGGCTGGTGCTCTTGGTCAGCAACAATACAATCAGACAATGGGTGTCGGCACGGGTCTCGCAGCTCTTGGCCAACAGCAGTATGGTCAGGCTCTGGGTACTGGCGCTCAGATTGGCCAACTTGGTCAGCAGGGCTATGCGCAGAACCTCGGCGCTGGTGCGCAGTTGGGTCAGGTGGGCCAGCAGCTTTACGCGCAGAACATTGGTCAGGGTCAGGCCATTCAGGGCCTTGGGCAACAGCAATATGCTCAGGGGCTGGGCGGCGCTCAGGCCGCCGCTGGTATTGGTCAGAACATGTATGGCATGGGCGCGCAGACTGCTGGTCTTCAGCAGGCTGGCGGCATGAACATCGCCAATCTCGGGATGCAAAACCAAGCTGCTCAGATTGCAGCTGCGCAGGCGCAGATGGCGGCTGGTCAGCAGCAACAGCAGACCGAACAGGCTGGGAAGACGGCGCTTTATAATCAATTCTTGCAGCAGCAGGGTTATCCCTTCCAGATCGCTCAGTTCCTTGCAAATATTGCGGAAGGAACTGGATCGTTGTCAGGTTCGACGACAACTGCACAGCGTACTGGACAGCGTGGTGGTCGCATGGGCGACGGATATGCCTCTGGTGGACTTGTGCCGCCTGATAGTCAGGGCGGCGCTGTATATGAGCCGGGTCTGTATGGGCGTGGTGGATATGCTGACGGTGGTACGCCTGACTATTCTAGCTTGGTGGACAAGGCTTACTCCGGCATTGGTCGCGGCGCGGATTCCTCTGCCGCTGCCAATGACAGTGAAAAGCAATATTGGGTTAATAAGCTGAAGTCTGGCGAAATTGCACCTGATCAGTTTCAGAATACGTTCTCTGATGCTGTCAAAGCGAACGCTGCTCAAGATCCCAATTCTGCGGCAGCTAAGGCCGCTATTGCTGCGGGTGTGGCTCCAGCACCAAAAATGAACGCACAAGACGCAGATAAAATCATCAAATCGGCTTATTCCGGCGTGGGCCGTAGTGGTATTGGTGCAAATGCCGAAAACATTGATCAAGCTGGCTATGATTATTGGTTGAAGAAACTGCAATCTGGTGATTTGACGCCTGATAATTTCAACGCACAATTTAGTAAAGAAGCGCAAAATGTTAATTATCAGGCTGTCAATAAACTCAACCCGGACATTGCAAAGGCCGTTCAAGAGGCTACGGGCAAAGAGGTTGATCCTCTTTCCGCTCGCAAGTATCAAGACATGATCGACTCTGGCATGAGTGAAGATCAAGTCAAATATAATATTGCGCATTCACAAGCCGCTGGCTTAAAAACAGGCGATGTTGGCGCTCTCAAAGGTCAGTCTTTGGCCTTTGATCCCAGCAAATTCACGCAGCCCGCTGGCGTAACTTACAACCAGAACGGTTCCTATTCTGCCGGTGATTTTACGCCGCCAAACACGGGCTACAACCGTCCGCAGAACTTCGGCATTCCGCAGAACTACGGCGGATATGGCAATATGTCAGCCATGCAGGGCGGTTATGGTGGCTATGGCGGCGGTTACGGCCAGCAGCCGGGCTACGGCCAGCCCAGCAACTACGGTATGCCAAACTTTGGCTCTTCGCCCCAGTATGGTGGTGCTCCTGATTACGCTGGCGCTGGCATGTATGGCGCACAGCAGTACAACATGTTCCAACAGCAACAGGCCCCGCAAGCTTCTGGCAAGGGCGCTGCGCCTGCTCCGCAGGCTACGGGTAAAGGTTCGCAGCCTCCGCAGGCGAGCGGCAAGGGCATGTCAACTGGCGGCCGTGCGGGCTTTGCTAATGGTGGGCGGATTGGGTATGCGAGTGGTGGCGATCCATCCAGCATGTTACGCACCCTCGCTGGTCAGTATGATCCCGGCGATCCGCAGGGCTTGGTGGCGAGACAGGCGGCCATGTTCGCTGGCGCTCCGGGGGCTGGCGCTGGTTACGTTCCGGCTGTCAGCGGAGGCGGCCAGCGTCAGATGCTCCAGCCACAGCGCAGCATCTTGCCTGAGCAGAAGAGCGGCATCAAAGAGGCTATCGGCATGGGCACCAGCATCGCCAGCTTGGGCGAGGCGGGCAATAAGCTGTATGATAAGTTGCAGGGAAAATTTGGCGCTGATGCGTCAAAAGCGATGTCGTCAACATCTACAGAAGTTCCC